CGGCCTTGCGGCGCAGGATATCGTGCTGAGAGGCGATGGCGGCATCGATAGCCTCTCTGTCCGTGAAGCGAAGGGAGGCCTCCTCCATCGCCGTTTCAAGGCGGGCGGCGGTAGTGGAATCGTCGAAGCGGCGCATCTCGGTGAAAATGTGGCCCTGCAAAACCTCGTCTAAATCCCTGCGATGTTGTAAAAGGTTTTTATCGTAACGCGCGCGCTGGGCGGGGGTAAGACGCTCCCGCACTGTATCGGTGAATTTCCCGAATTCACCGCCAACGGAATCGGGGAGGCCGAGGGTCTCCTCCCCGCGGACATTAAGCGCTCCGGTTTTTGGGTCCTTTAAAAGGCGCAGTTTTTCCCGCGCGGTTTCGAGATCTGCCTGTTGTACCACCAAATCATCGGCGGCCAAACGCTGATCGAGGGCGTATTCCGAGACCTCCTTGAAAACATTACGCGCCTCTTGGAATACCCCGGCCGCCGCGGCGCCTCCTCCGAAGGCCTCCAAAGGCGCCTGCACGGAGATATTCGCCTGCGGGGCGGCGGATTCTAAAGGCTGCTCCTCAAGTCTTGGGATGCGAGGCATTTTAGCGCCCCCTCGAATAACGCGCGTAGCCGGCATAGCCGGAGGCGATATCCCTTGCTGCGGCGAGACCACCAGTCAAGAGCGTGCTTGTAGACTGGGCGCGGGCGGCTAAGGTCGCCATCTCGCCCTGCCCGGAAAGGCCAAGGGCGGATACTTTGTATCCCCAGGCTTCCCGCCAGGCATTATTCCTTACTGTCATGGCGTTTATGGCGCCGGCAGCTGCGGTCTCCTCCTGTATTTCCAGGGGAGTACCGGCTTCGAGGCTTATGCCTTGGGCCGCGAAACTGGCGCGCTGGCGGCCGATAACGCCGCGGGCGCCTAGCCTTTGGAGCTGTGCTTTCTCGGCGCCCCGACGGATAACATCCGCGGACTGCAATTCCGCGAAGGCGATATTTATAGCCGACATGCGGCGGTTAAATTCCGCCTGGGTTTGATAGGCCCTGGCCTGTGAAATGGCAGAGCCGACAGAGGTCATGGCGCCTATCGCGGCGGAATATGCGAAAAGACCGGCCCCGCTTGAGGCGTTGCCTGATACCCCAGGGGAGGCGACAGGAGCGGAGAAGCCCTCATTTATAAAGGCCATATTATCCCCTCAATGGTATAAGTCCAGATGGAGCTACGGCAAGGACGGAAACAGGGAGAGGGTCCGTTTGCCGGATAGCTATGCGGCCGTTTGAATTCCAGGTGGGCTGGATATTGACGTCTGCCGTTTCCGTCAATAGACGGATGGGATCGTCGTAATCCTCGGCATTCCTGATCTTGAGCTCGTCCATGCCGGCCTGCGAGGAGTCCTCCGTGGGGAGCGCTGGGCCGATGAATAGGCCGCGGGATGATTCCATAAAGAGAGTAACGCGGCTTATCAGTTTCTTTTTATCCGCCATCGTTTCGCCGGAGGCAGTGTCCATGTCTAGAGTTTCGAGATCGGCCGTGATGGGAAGGCCGGCGTGGATAACAGCATAGGGCTTGTCTAAGGCCACCGCGCCGTTGGCAATGGTGCGGGTATCATAGGCCGCATTGTTAGGATTGCCGACGACGAAGCCATCGCCCAGGACGCTGATATCCTGCCCCTCAAGATGCCATAGCCCGGTTATTTGATCGACAGCGAGGGCCCAGGTGGTAATGGCAACGGCCCGCATTCCGGGGGGAACGGTTTTATGGGCGCGGCCTAGTACAACAGTTGCGCTTGAGAATGAGTCGATGGTAAAGCGGATTAAGGTGCCATCGGCGCCGGTTAGGTGGACGGCGTTTCCAACATCAGATGCGGAGAAGGCGGCGGAGCTCGCCGTCAAGGTCAGGGTCTCGGTATAATCCCAGGTCGTGCCGCCGGTCAGCGTCATGGTAATGCTGCCCAGGTGCCGGCCGTCATAGGTCAGGCCTGAGTCGACATAGAAGCTGTCCTTGATATCCTCAACGCGGCGGGTGGCAAGGCGCTCGATATAGCGGCGCGTGGACCCGCCCAGGCCGGCGAGGCCGGGGATGGTGCGCTTTACGACGCAATAAAGCGCGTCCTCGTCGCCCTCGGGGATGGCGCAGACCTGCTCGATGATTCCGTCCTGAGTATCGTGGCGATGCCAGCCCACGATTTGATGCTCGCGGACATAGGTTAAACCTAGCAGGGCCCCGTCATTGCGGGCGGACCATACGATGCTGTGCGGGATCTGCTGGAAGGTCCAATCCCGCAGGGTGAAACCATCGAAAAGATGGGCGGCGAAAATAGTGAGGTCGTTGCCGCGGTAATTCTCGACCTGATAATCGAAGCTCAAATCGCGCACGATAGAACCGCGGGCCTGGACATAGAGGGCGTTTCCGCCGACGACGATTGGCGGCAGGTCGCTGGCGCCGTTGTAGCCGCGCTGCTTAGGGTTGATATCGACAGGGGTTAGGATGCCGGACGGATCGCCCTCTATCGTCCATTCCCCGCCGGAGGTCAAGAGGACGAGATTTCCGACATCGAGGATATGCCTGATCTCGTTTACCTGGCGGCCGACGAGCTTAAAAATAACGGCGTCGTCATCCTGCAATGGCGAGTGCGTGGTGAAGTTTCCGAATTCAGCCGTGCGGGATGCGAAAAATTTGTCCGGGTCATTGTCGGTATTTGCAAAACAGCGACGCTGCTGGAAATATCCGACAGTGGATGGGAAGTCTCCGTCGAGCTTGAATAGGTTAGTCGCCTGCGGAGGGTTGTCGGAATCATCGGGGGTGAGGCCGGTGTCGGAGAATGTGTTGGTTTGGGCGACGGCGACGAAGCCATACAGTCCATTTATTTCCTTGTAGATGTTGTATTCGACCGCATCGGCGACGGCATCCCAGGTCAGTACATGCGGCGCTCCCGTGGTCGGGGCGGCGGCTGCGGTAATAACCGCGCTCGTGCGCAGAGAGGATCCTCCGGCGGTATAGGCGCCATAGCCGGTGGAATCGGTGTCCTTTAATTCGAAGTCGTTGACGGTCACATTATCCACGATAAATGTGCGGCCGTTGAGCTCGGTCATTCCGCCGACGCCGGTTATCAAGACCTCATCGCCGTTGGCATAGCCGTGGCCGGCGGCGGTTACAACGGCGGGATTCGCCTGGGTCACGTTGGTGATGACATCGGCCGCCTCGGTGCCGGATAGGCTCTCCTCGTAAGTCTCTTTTCTGATTGCGGTGACCTTATAGCGGAAAGTCAAGGCGCCGGCCCCGCCGGCTGCAACGGCAACATTGGCGGGCCTGTTTACGCTCGGGGCAAAGGGGACAATGCTAAGGGTCCATGAGGTCAGGCCGGTGCGGGCAAGCTCCCGCGGGGCGTAGCCGGGGTGGACGATAGTGATGACATCGGCGCTCTGCACGAATTGAAGCTCGGGCAGATCGGCCTCGAGATAGGGGGTGGCTAGGGTAAAAACGCGGCGCGCGCTGCCGCCGCTTATGTAGGCGCCGAAGGAGGCGCTGTTAACAGTCGTCGCGCCGTCCATGTAGCGCAGCTCGAAGGTATTGAGGGCGACGTTGGCGACCTTGAAATTGCGCCCGTTTAATTGCGTCATGCCCAGGATACCGGAAATGGCGACCTCATCTCCGTTGCTAAAGCCGTGGGCGATGGCGGTTATCACGCACGGGTTGGCCTGCGTGGCGCCGGTGATGGCGACAGAGCCTTCCAAAACCTGCGCGCCGTTTTGGTGGACGCGCATATAGAGGTCGCCGAATTCCAAAACGTATGTCTGCGCGGCATTGAAAATAAAAGGGATTAAGCGCACGCTTTTGCTGCTGTCCTTTACCTCGCCGACGAATTTAGTGCCGGGTCTATTGCTTACTCCGCCATGACGCATGACAATGAAATTGCGGCAAACGCGCAGGCCGGTCGCATATTTTACTTGATCGACGCGGGCGTAGAGGCTTGGTGAAATCTCGCCCGAGGAAAAGCTGCGTTGGGCGAAAGTCGTCACCTAGAAATTCCTCCAAATGGCGGCTAGTTTCCTCTCGAAATCGCTGACGCGGACGGCCATGCTTTCATTGGTGCTGCGGTTTATAAGCCAAATGGAGCCGTCTTTTTCCTGGGTTAAAACAAAGGCGGGGACTGTAATGTTGTCGGCCATTTAATCACGTCTGTTTTTCGCCGTAGAAGAAATGCTCCATGTCGGAATTTTCTTTTTCCTCGGGGTAGAGGCCGAGATCGGTTATTTGCAGGGCGACATTTTTTTCATCCTCGCCGCGCAGTGAGAAATGCTGCGAGATGTTCGATACCTCGGCGATGGCATGGATGACTACTTTTTCACCGATTTCCGGCAATTCCGCAAGGCCAAGACGGGCGAGGGAGGCGTTATCCAGGCGGATTTCCAAGCCGTAGGGATAGCGCGGCTTTCCAGCCATGGCGGTCTCCGTCATCTCCTCGCGCTTTTCTGCCGGCATTTCCATGTTGACGGTTTTGTATTCCATGTTTTATCTCATTGAAATTAGGCTATCTCCACCACTCGTCACGAACTTCGTATACCCCGCCGCCGCGGGATCGCTCAAGCTCGCTGTTTGGATCCTCGTGCGGCTGCTCCTCGTTTCCGGCCGTGGCCTGGGCCCTTGCTATTTCGAACTGGTAGAGCTGCAAGGCGCGGGTGCCGACCTTGAACGGATCCCCGCCGGTTAGGCGCGGGGATATGTAGGCGGCAAGGCGCAGGCTCAAGGCTTGCACGAAATCGTCGGGATATCTCGACACGTCTGATTCCAGGATAGTGTACTCGGCCTCGGCATTCTCGCGGTTGGTATAGATTATCTGACCGACTGAATCCCTGGCGATCTGGAAGGGAATCCTGGCCTGCCGCGGCTCGGGGCGTATGCCGCTAACAATGCGCCTAATCTTTATGCAGTCGGAAGGATAGCGATAAACGAAGCGCCATTCCTGATCTATTTCCGACGGATTCTCAGCGACGAGGCCGAGGGCGGCGTACTTGGTGGTGAAAGGCCAGGCGAAATCGCGCAGGACCTGATTGCGGGTTATGGCATAGAATCTTCGGCATGCCGAGGCCTCAGCGCCGGCGTCTGTTTCTAGGTTTCCTATTTCCTTCGCTACACCTATGTGGGATAGGGCTAGATTGCAGATTTCCGCCTCGGATTCGGCCACTTATTTTCCCCGCTTTCCCTTGTAGCCATGAGCATAGGCAGCACGTCCCTGCGCGGCCGCCTTTGCCCGAGCGCCTTTCCCTTGATAAATCTTGCCATGACTTCCCCATTGCCACCCGGACCCCTTTTTATGGACGGGCATAAAAGCCCTCCTTTAATCGAGATTATGAGAAACGACCGACAGCCAAGGCCGAAGCCCCAGCCCCGGTGGTAACGGACCAGGCGCCGGCCGAGCTGCGCGCGCCTAGCTTAACGCAATAGACTCCGATTGGCGTGCTGACCGCGGTGATTGGGATAGACGAGCCGGCCCCGTCTTTTATGCTGCATGTTCCCGTCAGCGCCGTGGCAACGGTGACGACGAGGACATCCAGGACATCCCCACGGGCGCCGGAAGGTCCCAGCACCTGATCGGTTTGACCGGCGGCAACGGCCTCGTAATCGTTATTAAACAAGGACGGGTCTTTGGGCATTGTTAAATCACGCTCCTATCCGCGGCGGTCTTGGTTATAATGGCCTGACGATGCGGGCTCTTTCGGCGTTTTGAGAAATCGACCTGCGCCTCCTCCTTGGAAACCTTCTCCATCCAGGACTTGGAGAATTGAGCCTCGGCGCTTATGACAACGGGAGTGACCCTGCCGACCTTGTCCTTCCTTCCGCCGCGGCGAGGGCGAAGCTCGAATATCTCGCCGGCCCGCGGATGGTCGAATCCGAGGGGGTAGTACCGCTTATTATCAGGGCCAAATCCGACGCGGGTGGCGCGGACATAGATGACGTCGCTTTCCGATGCCTGATCCTGCGATAACGCCTGATCCGGCATTTCCTTTTCCTCTACGGCTACCGCGCTTTCCTGCTTTTTTGCTGGCCATCGTGGCATTTTATCTCTCCTGTTGGGCTTTATCTTTTATCGGTGCAGCCCTTGTTCTCGGGCGGCGGGAGCATGACGAGCCTCCCGCCGCCCGAATTCTCTACTAGCTGATAACGATCGCGTCCGCGTAGGTGTGCTCCATCGGGACCATCGACAGAGGCACGAGATGCGCGGTCACGGTGACGCTGGGAGTGGTCCCTCCGAGGGTGTAGTTGACTCGAAGGTAACTCTCCAGCAGATCGCACTTGGGCAGGGAGATTGCGAACTTATACCCTGCGGCCAGCTTGGAGGCTGCCGGGAAACCGGCGACCCCGAAGGCCAAGCGCGCTAGGACAACGGGCGTGGCGAAGCCCGCGTTGTCATCCGTTTGGATGTCGAACTGATAGGTCTCATCGGCGTCCGCCACATCGGCGGCCACATCGACGGAGAACATCACGCCGACAGGCTCCCCGGTAGCGAAGAACCGAAGGGATCCAAGGTTGATGACGTTGGTGGATACCGCCGTGCCGGCCAAGGCCTGGGCATCCGAGAACAGCTGCTGGGCATCGATATACATTCTTTTTCTCCTTTCCTCTCGGGGTTAGGCCACCTGGGCCTCGGTCTCGGTCAAGGCATCGCAGATGCGAACCGGGATGCCGCGGAAGGTCGGCATGACGACGCCGTCAACCGTGCTGTAGACGAGTCCGCCGCCGGCGATG